AGTGTACCAAACCATGCAGGATCAAAAACTGTTTCATTAACAGTAATATTAGTATTAGAACCAAGTTTAATAGCATAAGGAACAAATCTTCGAGTTAATTCACGCAAATTGTGAATAGACTCTCCCATACACAATGTGCGTGAAGCACCAAAAGCATTCGAGCTATCAAACATTTTAGAAAATTCAGAACCATCCAATTGTGTCATATGATCTGAAGCAGGTGTAATATTTTGAAACGCTTGAGCTTCAGGAAGATCATTTACAACTTCTTCAGGTTCTTCATTAAGCAAATAGTCAGCTAAAATTTCATCAGGAAGAGGTGGGGGTGAAGTATCACGTTTAGAACGTGACAACAAAAGACTTGGAACTTCTCCGAGCCTACAAGGAACAAAGGATGACATAATGGGAACAGAAAATTCAATATCTCCAGAACTAACCCAAGTAATAATATCAACAGTATTAGAAGCAGCACCAGCTACTCTCAAATTATTCAAAACCTCAATGTTAATAACACCAGTACAAAACTGCAAATTATTACTACCAACTAAAGAATTTACAGAAGTAGTAGGACCAAAAGGATTAGCTGAAGTATGTGAAAAAAGATCACAACTTAGCCAAGGTTTAGGGGAAACAAAAGGGATTTCAATATCAATTTCAGAAGATATGGATAAATCAAGAATCCAAGAATATGCGTTATCCGGATCATAAATATTACTAGATACGAGTGCACCTGGGTGATACGAAATTCGTAATCTACCGGTATGAAATCCGGTTTTTGCAACTGAGATTCTATATCGCATTGTTCCATGCCAGTATCTGAACATTGATGTAACAAATGCCAGTAAACTAGGTTGAAACAAAATACCTGAAACGTTGCAAATACCGGGACTAACAAAAATAGAATAGATTTTTCCTGTAGTAGTAGTAGTCCAAGGGTCACTCCTAAGGTAACAGGACTTCTTACAGACATAACCGATATCCATTTCATCAATAGAAGTACTAAAAACACCTGGACTAACACCAATTGAATTATCAGGAACAGCAGCGAGGGCAACGGAAGCATCTTGACCAGTAACATGGGTATAACCCTTAGCAGGGATAGGAAAAAATGGTACAAGTGCTTGTACATCAGTAGGTTTAGAAAAGCCTGTGGAAGCAAGAGACCCCAGTCTCTTAATCCACCCCAAGGGAGTAGAAAGAGCAGAAAGCATAGGGAGTTGAGACATTGAACTCAATGTCTTGTAAGCATTTGTAACAACACCAGTCATAGCAATGACTTCAGATTCAGTAGCCTGAGCACGAGGATAATTACGATACCATTCATCTTCCTCATCCTCATTAGACTGAGCAAGAATAAAAGCAGAAGTAGAAGCAAGAGCAGTAGCATAATTAAAATTAGTAGCAGCAAAACTAGTAAATTTATAAATTTGACCAAAAGAAGCACCATTATTAATTGAAACTTTAGCATCAGCAATATATTTAGCTTTAGCATAAGGAGGAAAAATATAAATTGATTTAGTACCCGAATTAAAAGAAACCAAATAACCAGTAGTAATATTTTCAACATTAATTAATCCAGAATAAACACTAGGAATGATTAAAGCAGTGGCAGACACAGTAACAAGATTATTATTAATAGCATACAAATACAAAACATTGTCACTTTCATAAGCTCTATCAGGATCCCAACTAAAACATTTAAAAGCAGATTCATCAGGGGTGGCTACACTAAAATAAGAAGATGTGGCATTGTAATAAATAAAATCAGTAACTATAAAACCAGAAATTCCAAGTGGAGCACTCTGAGTGGTAACCAGAACTTTTTCATCATTATCAAGAACTCCTCCAATTTTAGTACCAGAAGGAAGCAAAACAAAATTTCCAGTAGTTGTAACAAGCAAAAGGGAATCATTTAAAACAACAGAAGTTCTGTCACCAGCTGTAACAGAAACATTAAAAACCAAATCATTCCAAGCACTTGAAGTAAGCTGATCACCAGCACGATCAATTTTAACACCTTCAGTAATTCTAAAATAATCATCGGGTAAAATTCCTCTTTCAACACCTGTAGGCATTGTAAGATCAATATTTTCAAACCAAGCAAAAACAGAAAGCGAAGCATCAGAAATAGTAAGGGGAGAAAGTACAGTAAGAAACAAATCACCCATAGTACCTTCACCAGAAGTAAGGGTATAATGAGAATTGGGAGCACAATAAGGAATAGAAAATTCTACTGGCATACCAGATGCAACATCCAATTCAACACCAGGGTAACCAGTTTTTGCAGCCATATTGTCTGCAGAAGTTTGAGTACCACTACCTAATTCATAGGGGGAAAAATAAATCCAAAGCTTTCCTTGTGAAAAAGCTTGAGCATTAACCATAATTCTAATTTTAACATCAGCTTTAAAATATGTAAAATTTGTAATTTTCCTAATAATATTTGCAGATTTATTCAAAATGGAAGTAGGGAATGTAAAAACAGAATTTGAAACAGAATCAGTGGGATACTGATTAATTAATTTAGCAGTACTCCAAAGGGAAGAAGAATCAGTCAAAAGCACTGGTCTCGACAAAATATCGAGAATGCCATGAGTTCTAGATTCTTCAGCAAAAGATTTCCAAGAGGAACTCTCAGTAATCATAGGCTTAGCGCCTGAAGTAAGGGAAGCATCATCAGCAAATGTAACTAGCTGATGAGTCTCAATATTGCCTAAAGGCAATGAAGTTTGTTCACCTGTATTTGTAGCAATCAAAAATGGTTTAAGAACCGCCAAGAGTCTGATTAAACTCAAGGTAAAAACTTGTTGGATTAGTAGCCTACATTTTAGAACCCACACACTAATCAATAGAAAATAAAATTTTCTGGTTCTATTTTATAAAAACGAATCTAATTACTAATTTTCAAAAATAACCTGAGACCAGGCTTTGCTGTGCAAAACTTTTACAACAATTTGTTTTACACCCTTAGCTCAGGATTTGGTGCCATCATTTGTCCATAGGAGGTGTTGAAAAATTCAACATATTCTCCATAAGTCAAAATGATAGGCTGTTTTAAAATACTTGCTACACAAGCTTGCTTAATCAATTTTGTCGACTGTTCAAAAATTTCTCTACCATGCAATGAAAGTTCCATTGCAGCAGTCTGACAATTGACACCACAAGCTTCTTCGGGGTCTAGCTCACCACGAATCCAATTAACCATTTCCATACACACTCCATATTCAAGAGGGGCAGTATAAATACTTCTCTCTTGATCATATCTGAA